GGATGGCATCGCAGTAGGCCTTGATGGTCGCCTGTGCTGCTTCTTTGGCCTCGTCGGCCATCTCCATTTTTTCGACGGTTCCGGTCATCGTCTGCTCGATGTCCGACATCGTCTTATCGAAGTCGGTCTCCATCTTGGCGATGTTGTCCGCGAAGGTGTCCTTTGCCTTTTCGGTCTCCTCAAACTTGGAGTTAAACTCGGAGACGAACTTGGAGGCCGCTGCGGGCATCCCCTCGGTGCTGCCTCCCAGTTTCTCGATGTTCTGGATGATGGCGTTGATGTAGCCCGCGCTTTCCTCGCTGCCATCACTCAACGACTTAATCAAGCCGTCATCGAGGCCGTATTCTGCGGCCTTTTTGAGGTTTTCAGAGTAGAGGTTGAGGTAGTCCGTCTGGCTCTGCATGGCCTTTTCCATGTCGCTGATGGACAGCTCAGACGAGGTTTTCATCGTATCAAACAGACCGATTTGTCCCTCGATGCTTGTCCGGGCCGATTCATACGCCTTGTCATAGGCCGCTGTGAGGTTATCGAGCTCTGTCTGTGCCGTACTGACGGCCGCGCTTACAGCCTCCTCATAGCTGACGGTCTGGTTCTGCGAATCCTCGACCGCCTGCGCGACGCCGCGCCACTCGCCCTCGATGTCGGAGAGGGTCTGCTGGTTCTCGTCGTAGGCAGCTTGCAGCTCCTCGAGGGATTTCTTGTAATCGTCGATGTCGGAAGTCCACGCCACCCACGGACTGTCCTCCATCCAAAAGCCGCTGCCGCTGACCCAGTCGCCGGTGACGTCGTCCTGCCTCATGCCGCGCCGCTGACGCTCCGCGTCGAGGTTGGCCTCCGCCTCCGCGATTTGCTGTTCGAGGCTGCTCTGCTCTTTCAGCAGGTCAACATAGGTCTGCTGCTGCTCGGCCTTATACTCCGAATCAGCCTGCGCCTTTGCGGCTTTCTTGATAGCCTCGACCGTCGCGTCCACACTCTCGGTCACGCCGTCGTAGGTCAGGCCTAGGCCCGGGACGTCGGCGTTGAGCTGGTCGATGATGGCTTTCATCTCCGTGTAGCTCGCGGTGGTCTGCGTGTTCTGCGAGGCCAGCTCCCCGAGCCGCTGGGTCAGGGCCAGTGTGCCGAGCTCTTGGTCCTTGATGCTCGAGGTGGAGCTGTTGTAGGCGTCCATGACCTTGTTGTGGCTCTCGACGAGGCCGTCGCACTCCGCCGCAAACTCCTTGACGGTCTGCCGGTTGGTTTCAAACTCGTCGTTGAGCTGGTCGAGCTGGTAACGCAGGCCGTTGGCCGCGTCGGAGTTCTCGCCGTACTGCTCACAGGCTGCATTGTACTGGTCGTTCAGCCTCTGCAGCTCGTCGTACTGGTCACGGCAGGTGGCCGTCATGCCCTCGTACTCGTCGCTCTGCGTAATCAGCACTCCGGTCAGGGTAACGGCCGCTGCTGTAACAGCAACAATGCCTGCTGCCGCGAGGACGTAAGGGTTAGCCGCCAGCGTCGCAGTGAATGCCTCCGTCACGAACTTCGCAGCCGTGGTTGCGAGGTTGTAGGCTGCCAGCGCGCCCGTGAATCCGCCCACACCGACCGTAATGGCCGAAATGGCCGCCACGACGGCCGGGTGCTCGTCCACAAAATCACTCATGCCCGCAAATACGTTGGTGAATCCTTCGTATACCTGCGTGAGCGCGGGGTTGAGCACATCGCCGACAGAGATTTTCAGGTTGTTGAACGCATTCTCCATCCGCTGCTTGCTCTTGTCGGTCGTGTCCGCCATCGTGGAGTATGCCTTTTCGGTTGCGCCTGCGCTGGTACGCATGGATTCGAGCACACTGTTGTACTTGTCTGCTCCTGCGTTGAACAGGGACAGCGCGCCGATACCGGCCTCCGTGGAGTTCCACAGGGCGTTAAACGCTGTGCTGTCTCCATCTACCGCGTTACCCAGCATAGCCATCACATCGCCGAGCGAGTAGCCCTGCTCCATGAGCTGCGCAAAGGTCTTGCCGGTGGAGTTCAGCAAGACTTCAGAAACGCCGCTGCCGGTGTCGCCGAGCTCATTCAGCATCGACTTGAGGTAGGTGCCGGATTCTGCGGTAGCGATACCGTTGGCGGTTAGGACAGCGTAAGCCGAGCTAAGATTGTCCATCTGGACGTTGTACGCAGACGCCAGAGGAATGACCTTGCCGACGCTCTGCGCCAGTTGGTCTACGCTCGTTTTACCGAGGTTCTGGGTGGTGATAAGGTAGTCGGAAAGCTGCGTTGCATCCGACGCCGCGAGGCCGTAGGCATTGATGGCCGTTGTCAGAACGTCAACAGCCGTGGTCGCCGACGTAAAACCGCCGACGGCCAGCTTTGTCGCGGTTCCTGCAAAGGCCGCAGCGTCCGCCGTGTTGATGCTGGCTGAAATGGCCTGATAGGTCGCCTCCGCCATGTCGCTGGCCGCCTCGCCGGTCTCGTTGGAGTAACCGCGCACCTCTTTCGAGATGCTGCTCAAGGATTTCTGGCTTGTATCCGCGATGGTAGCAACCATTGCGGTGGAGGTCTCGAACTGTGCGGCCGCTTCGGAGCAGTCAAAAAAGCCGTTCTTAATCTCGTTCAGAGCGGCGGCTATTCCGGCCGACGCAAGGACGCCTTGCAGCTCCTTGATGCCGTCGCGGCCCTTTTTGCTCGATTCCTCGCTCTGCTTGCCAGTTTCCTCGGACTTATCACCGAACTTCTCGACCTCCTCCGAGGCTTTACGGGCTGCCTCCGCTGCCTCGTCGAGGTTCTTCTCGGTCTCGGTCGTTTTCTCGGACAGGATGCCGGTAGAATTTGCCGCCTGCCCGGTGGCCTTTTCATAGTCCCCGATGGCCGAGGACAGGTCATCGACGGAATCAGCAGCAGCGTCGGTGCTCTTGGCGGTCTGAGCGGCCGTGCGGGAGACTTTGCTCAACGCTCCGTCTGCCGCCGTGCCGGTGTTCTCAAACGCTTCAAGAGCTCGTTCGCCGCTCTGCGTCATCTCGTTGAACTTGGAGGAGATTTCGTCGATGGCCTTGAATACGACTTTCAGTGTTGCCATGTCGGTCCTCCTATCGCCTTATAGGGACGAGCTTCATGGTATCTCTTCTGCACGGGCGCGCGCTTTCCTCCTCCTCGGAGGCGATGTAAAAGAGCTTCTGTCTCCGGCTCATTCGGTCGAACTCCTCCGGTCGGAGGCCGTGCCGCTGCCAAAGAACATGGGCCCAGTACGTCTCGCTGCCCGCGCTGCGAATCAGTTTTTTGCGTCGTCGATTTCCTTTTCATCGGCCTGCTTCTGCTCCTCCTCGGAGAGCTGGCCGCCGATGCCCAGCAGAGCCATGACAACGCGGGTGACATGAGCAAACTCGTCGGCGCGGGAGAAAACCTTTTCCGGCATCTGGGTGATGTCCACGCAGTTGTAATACTTCATCAGCTCCGGGTCGTCCAGCTTGGGGTACTGCAGGGCCTCAACGAGGATGTGACGGGTGGCCTTTGCATTGTCGCGCTCGTCGCGGAAAACCACGTTGCCGCCGTTGATGTAGGGGTTGCCTTTCTTGTCCAGAGCGACAGTGTGGGTGTGATACGCCTCATTGATGGCGCGGATGCGCTCAGAGGACAGCACCTTGACCTCGAGCTGGATGACCTTGCCGTTCTCGTCCTTAAAGCTCTCCGGGGCCGGTACGGTGACGACCCTCTCCACCTCTGCTGCCTCGCGCATAAAATATTTCAGGTTCTTGCTCATAGCTGTCTCCTCCAAAATAAAAATCGGAGCCCCTCCACCTAGGAGAGGCTCCGCCTGTATGCTCCCGATGAAAATGTCGGGAGGTTAGATAATGTTCTTGATGTTGAAGTTGATGACGTCATCGACCACGCTGCCGCTCTCTGCATCCAGTGTGGTCAGGGGCAGGTCACCAGTCAGGACGCAACCGACGCAGGTCACGACGTCGGAGCCGTGGGCTGCATAGTAGTCAGAATTAGCGTCGTCCATGATGCCCTGAATCACGAGCTCGGGCGTTGCTCCGGTGGCCTGATACTCCTTGATTTTGGTCTTGAGCCAGTTGTTCGTCCGGCGACGGGTCATGCTGCCGGTGATGGTCGCACCCACCCAACGGCTAGACGGGGTTTTCTCGTTCAACTGGCGGCCGGTCCACACTTCCGGGGTGAAGTTGATATTCATCTTCACGTCGTCCATGACCTCGACGCCGTCGATGAACGCATGGCCCTCACGGAGGCTAATAGGGTTTTTGTTGTACTGCATAACTTACCTCCTGCTGCTTTAGCGGGTCTTGACGGTGAAGAACAGCTTCTCGGCAGAATCCACCGGCTGGATTGCGACGATGAAATAAACCTCGTCGCCGCTGCTCAAAGATTCGTCGATTTTGAAGTCCGCGTCATAGTCCACGTTCTTGATGGCCCCCATGTCCTCGTACTGCTTGAGGATGGTCTGGCCGATGCCCTTCATAACGGCGTAGCCGGTCGGGCTGTTGTCGTACTTGTTGGGCGGGAAGTTATTCTGGATGGTCTCCTGAATAGCATCCAGAGTGCGGATAACGCGGTTCTTGCTGTACGTCTTGTCCTTGGGCTTCTTGAAGGAGACCAGAGAATTGATGTCGTACTCGATGATGACGTTGCCCGCCTCGGAGTAGGAGAAGAACATCTCGCCGTTCTTGATGGCTGCAATGGCTGCTTCGTTGTCCTTGGGGTCCACGATGCCGGTCGCGCCGTTGTAGACCTCGTAGGTATTAGACTTGATGCAGCTTGCGGATGCCTGCAACGAATGCGCAGGCCTCCGCGTGTGTCAGCTCAACGCCGTCAACAACAACAGAGTTGGTGACATTGATGATGCCCTCGTGGTCAGGGCTCTTTGCGTCCGGCAGAACCGCATTCACGCCCTTGCCCATGCTCTCGCGCATATACTTGATTTTGGTTCTGACTGCGGTCTGCAACGTGTCATCTGTAACGGGGAAGCACAGAGTATTGAACTTGATGCCCTCCATCTTGTCCACAAACGCGGTGACGTCGCCGTTTGCGCTGGTGACGTTCGTGCCGCCTGCCAGCTTCACGCCGGATGCCGCTTTCAGGTCGCCCGTACCGGCGAACTTCACCAGCTTGTCGTCTGCTGCGGCTGCAATCAGCTCCTCGACGGTCTTGACGCCCTCGTACACAGCGGTGGCGTCAGCATCCAGATACACGGTGACGTCAAAGCCGCCGACGGGGTTTGCGACG